CCTCGATCCTCGACGACGAGTTCGACTTCGACCTGCTCACCGAAGAAGAAGCCGCCGAGTACATCGTCCAGATCCAAGCCGCGATCGGCGACGCCTGGCTCCTCACCCCCAAACAACTGTTCGCCGAGGCCGTGTGGGACAAGGTCGACTGGCTGCTGTACGGCGGGGCCGCCGGCGGGGCCAAGAGCGAACTGGCGATCCATCACGCCAACCGGCTGTCGTCGGAGATCCCCGGCCACCATTCGCTGCTGCTGCGCCGCTCCATCCCCGAGCTGCGCCGCTCCCTCATCATCCGCCTCATCGCTCGCATCCAGCGGTACAAGATCCCCGCCAAGTACCGCAAGCTCGACGGCCAGTCCGGGTTCCAGTACACGAACGGGTCGCTCATCGAATGCGGTCACTGCCAGACCGACGAGGCCGTAGCCAAGTACCTGTCCGCCGAATACGACCTCATGGTGATCGACGAGGCCACCACCCTCACCTCCGAACAGATCACCCAGGTCGCCTCCCGTCTGCGCACCACCCGCGAGAAGGCCGCGGCCGGCGCACGCCCGCACCTCGGGCTGTTCACCAACCCGGGTGGCGTGTCGCACGCCTGGATGTACGACCTGTTCATCACCCCCACCGGCTACGGCCAGAAGATCGTCGTGTTCGACGTGTCGCAAGGGTTCGAGCGCAAGTTCCCGGTCGCCGAATACGAGGCACCGATCATCGTGAACGACGCCACCAAGGACGACATCGTCGAGATCCTGCTGCCGTGGGTGCGCAGCCTCGACATCCCGACCGACCCGGCGAAGCATCTGGTCGTCGGGTTCGTCCCGTCGAAGGCGACCGACAACCCGTACCTCGACCCGTCGTACCTGCGGGCGTTGAACACGCTCGACGAGCGCCGGCGCAGGCAGTTGCGCGACGGCGACTGGGACACGTTCGAGGGCATGTTCTTCCCCGAGTACCGGCGCGAGACGCACGTCATCCAGCCGTTCCAGATCCCGCCGGACTGGCAGCGGGTGCGGGGCATCGACTTCGGATCGACCAACCCGTACGCGTGCGTGTGGGTCGCATGGGATCACGACGGCGACGCCTACGTGTACCGGGAGGACTACGCGGCGAACCTCACCCCCGCCGAGCAGGCGCGCCGGGTGATCGAACGGTCCGTGATGGAAGTCGACGGGCTGTCGCGCCCCGAACGGTTCCGGGCCACCGTCGCCGACCCGTCGGTGTTCTCCAACCACCGCGGCGCAGGCCAGACGATTGCCGACATGTGGCGCGACGCCGGCCTGTCCGTCACCCGGGCGAAGAACGACCGGGTCGGCGGCTGGACGAACATCCGCCAATACCTGTGGGACTACGCACGCGCCGAGGCCGACCCGGCGAAGGGCCCGCGGCTGTTCATCTTCGACTCGTGCGAGAACCTGACGCGCACGCTGCCGGTGATGCAGCACGACGAGCGCCGCCCGGAGGACATGGACACGACCGGCGACGACCATGCGCTCGACGCGTTGCGCTATGCGATGGCAGTCCGGCCGATCAGTCAGACGATGGCGCGTGAGCGCAGGCCCACGACACTCGACGAACGATTCGCGGCGAAGCTCCGCAAGCTCGACAGGAGACGCAGATGAGCACGACAGATCATGACGAGAAAGCATCGTGCTACTACGGGTGCGGCACGACCGAGCACTTGCGCCCCTATGGACCTGGTGGTGCGCCGATCTGCTTCCCGTGCATGAAGGCAGCACCCGAGCGGGAGAGGCAGGCTGAACAGGCGTTCAGCGCCCAACTCGACGCATCGCAGGCGATCAGCGACATCGGCTCGGCCGTGCTCTCGGCCGAGCGACCCGTTGAGCCGTTCATGTCCACGGACGTGCCTCGATGACCGGCGCATCGTTGCACATTTCAACCGTTCAACCAAGGAGAAGCTGATGGAACTGGTGGATGTCTACCGTCGCGCCCCGGGCTGCTGCTCGGTGTGCACGACCCCGAACACGGCGAACGGGGTGATCGAACTGCACCCCGTCGACACCGGCATGGTGCACCGCACGTTCGCCCTGTACCTGTGCGGCGAGTGTGCGTTGCAGGCGGGGCAGATGATCGCCCCCCGGTTCGGGAAGGCGTTGGCGTCGTCGGAGGTGATCGGCGAGTTGGCGGTGGCGCACAACACGATCGCCGCGTTGGAGGCCCAGGTGGCCGAGGCGGATCGGATCTTCGCCGCGATCAGAGGGGACATGCACGCATGATCGCCGAGCTGGTGGTGGCGTTCCTGTCTGGCGCGGGCGGCCACAAGCTGTGGCGTGCCTGGTGGCGTACCCGCCGCGGGCCGGTGTCGTTGCGCAACGCGATCGCGGACGAGTTTGCCCCGCCGTCGCCGGAGGACGTGGACCGCAAGCGGGAGCGCACGCCCCGCGTGAGCGAGGTAGCGTGATGGAGCAGACTCGCGAGAATGCTGCGGGCGATCTGCCCGACTACCTGCGCCGTGCAGCCTCGGCGGTCTACATCGCAATGGACAAGGTTGCAGCGGATGACCTGTCGCCCCGGCTGCTGGAAGCGGCGAACCTCCTCGACCGTTTGACCAGGCAGAACGATCGCCTGACGATGGAGTTGCAACACCGAGCAGGGCAAGACATCGAACGGCGAGAGCGCATGGCGCGCCAGGTGGAGCAGGCTCGTCTCGGCTGGTCGGAGCACGTCTCGTGACCACCAGATACTTCCACGATTGGAGCGCGTCGTGACCCACGAGAAGCGCCAGTACCGGCCACCGCTGCGCCCCATCGGCTCCGACGTCCCCGTACAAGACTGGGACGAACTCGACGGCGGCCGAGACGGGTTCGTCACCATGCTCTCCCAATGCATCGACGCGTGCGCGACCGTCGGCTACGACGCACCGTTCGACGCCCCGCAGATCGCCGCATGGCTGGAGTCGCCCGACCGAGCCGACCGCCGCCGCGGCTCGTTCCATTTAAGTCTCGTCCGCCAGTCGATGGAGGACGCAGCACGCACCCAACCCAAGAAGGAGACACCATGAACAACCAGACCATCGAGTGCGAGAACTACCTCGACGACGACGGGCGTCCCGCCGGAGGCCGCGTCGACGGAGTCGGCATCCACATCTCATGGCAGAACGGCCCGCTTGGGCGTGGCGATGATCGCCTCGAACCCAACGGTGCGTTCGTCGAGACGGTGCTCCGTGCGGCACAGCAACGGATCGAGCACTACAACGCCTCCGGGTTCGCGTGCCGCGAGAACAGCCTCGCCATCACCAAGATCGAGGAGGCGCTGCACTGGCTCGGTGCCCGCACGGCGCGCCGGGAAGCACAGGGCGTCGAGGGCACGCATGCAGGCAGTTGACGTGCCGTGCGGTGCGGATGGCGTATCGTGAGACTCGCCATGCATGCAGGGAGGACGCGACCGTGAAGAAGCAAAAGCCGTGGGAGGCGCCGACCGCTGCCCAAGTCAAGGCGAACTGGGAGAAGTGCATTGACGACATGCTCGACATCCGGCGCGCATTCTCGATCAATCGGGAATACTTCATGGGCAACCAGTGGCTGCGGTTCCTGAACCGCGAGTCCACACCCGCCATGCTGGAGTTCGACAGCGCGGACGACGCCGAGTCCCGCATGACGGTCAACAAGATCAAGCCGCGCACCCTGTCGCTGCTCGCCCGCCTCACCAACACCCCCCTCGCGTTCGAGCCACGCCCCCACGGCGTCGACCAGGAAGCGCAGCGACGCTCCAACATGGAACGCCAGATCCTCGACGTCGAATCGCACCGATCCGACTGGGAGCAGGTCCGCACCGACCTGATCCTCGACTGCCTCCTCGGCGCGGTCGCCGCCGTCGCGGTCGAACCCGACTGGGACTACGAGGCCGAAGCGGTCACCGACATCTACACCGGGGCCGAGATCCACGTCCCCACCCGCCCCGCCGTCCGGCTCACGTCGCTGTCGGCGTTGGAGTTCGGGTTGGAGCCGGGCACCCGCAAGCAGCGCGACGCCCGCTACTGGATCAGGTCCACGACCCTCACCCCCGAGCAGGCGCAGGAACGCTACGACCTCGACACCCCACCGTCGCCGGACGCCGACGCCGCGTCGTCGTCGGTGCTGCACCGCTCCCTCACCGCCGAACGCAAGGGTGTCGGCATCCGTTCCGCAGCGAACGCCTGCCAGGTGCTCGTCTACTACGAACGCCCGTCGTCGCGCGGGCCGGGTGTCGTCATGCACGTCATCGGCGACAAGGTCGTCCAGCAGTCCGATTGGCCGTTCCCGTTCAAGGACCGGCTGAACCTGTGGGCGTTCACGCAGACCCCGGTCGGGTCGACGTGGAAGGGCGAGACGATCATGAACGACGCCCGCCAGTTGCAGCGGGCCTACAACAAGGCGTTCACGTCGATCAACCGGCACATCGGCAAGGCCGACAATGCCCGCATGATCATGCCGATCGGCGCGGTCATCGACGAGGACACCGAACTGACCGGCGAAGTCGGCGAGATCATCCGGGTCGACCCGACCGTGGGTGGCGCGCCGTCCTGGATGCAGGCACCGCAGATCCCCCGCTGGATCCGGGAGCATCTGGAGAAGCTGGAGATGGAGTTCGACGACCTGTTCTCCACCCACGCCGTGTCCCGCGGTCAGGCGCCAGGCGACCGCAACTCCGGTCTCGCCCTGTCGATCCTCGCCGAGAAGGACGAGACACCGCTCGGGCCGATGGCGAAGAACCAGCAGCGCGGATGGCAGGCGATCGCCGAGATGGTGCTCGCCACGATGCGTCACCTCATGTCCGGCGTCGACGCCAAGCTGACCGAAGCCGGGTTGGAACCGATGCGTGTCACCGACGTGCACATGCGCGAGGACGAGACAGCCGAGGAAGTGTCGTGGACCGCCGCCGATCTGCCGGAGCGGCCCGTCGTTCACGTCCCGTTGGAGTCCGTCACGCCCCGTTCGCAGGCCGCGGTAACGGACGCGATGATGAAGCTCGCGCAGGCGTTCCCCGAGATGTTCCAGTCGATGTCGCCGGCGCAGCTCGCGGCCGTGTTGCGCACGCCCGATCAGACGGCGTTCGCGACGATCAAGGATCCGCAGTTGGCGCTCGCCACGTGGGAGAACTCGCGGATGGGTGTCGGTGTCGGCGACGAGGAAGTGGCCGTTGCTGAATGGCACGAGCACCAGGCGCACATCGACAAGCACAACGAACTGCGCGCCTCCCACGCGTATCGCATGGCGAGTCCTGAGGTGCAGGACTTCATCGACATGCATATCAACGCCCACAAGCGGCTCCAGCAGGACATGGCGATGCAGGCGATGGCCGAGCAGGCGGCCATGCAAGCGCCGATGATGGCCCCGCCACCGGAACCGGCGACCGCCCCCGAGATGCCGGTTCCCGCATGACCCCCGAGTACGTGCGAGAGCTGTTCGACTACGACCCCGAGACGGGCGCGCTGACGTGGCGCGTGCAACGCACCAACCGGGTGAAGGTCGGCATGATCGCCGGGAGGATCGAGGGCAAGGGCTACCGGCAGGTCAACATCGATGGCAAGCTCTACATGGGGCATCGCGTCGTTTGGTTCTACGTCCACGGCGAATGGCCGGACGGCGAAATCGACCACATCAACGGCGACAAGCTCGACAACCGCATTGCGAACCTGCGCGTCGTCACTCGCGGCGAGAACCTACAGAACCACCGCAAGCCCTACAAGAACAACCGCAGCGGCTTTCTCGGCGTGTGCTGGCACGGAGCGGCGCGAGGTTGGGCGGCGCAGATTCAAGTCCACGGGAAGAACCATCGGTTGGGCATCTTCCCGACGCCCGAGCTTGCTCACGCGGCGTACCTGGAGGCGAAGGCTCGCCTCCACCCATGCTCAACCATCACCCAAGTAGCGGAG